ACGCATCGACAATCTGACGATAGTATCTGTACATGCGAGCCACAAAGGCAAGCGACAACAAACCATGAAAGGCGAAACGATGAAGACTGTAACCTGTCCAAAATGCTGCGGAAATCGACGATTTGAAACACTGTCACACATTTGCAGCGGCGTTTGCTTTCAGTGCAACGGGGCCGGGACCGTTACTGTAAAGCCAGCGAAAAAAACTGAGCAGCAAATTGCTGACGAGCAACTGACCGCACGCCGCCGAGAATTTGTGTTGTCGCTTACACCTGGCAAAATTGCCAGCTTGACATGGAAGCAACTCCACGGGGCCGCCACATTTGCAACCGCCTGTGTTGTGCAGGGCGAAACCGAAATGCAGCACGCCCACCGAATGATCATGCGGCGTATTGGTGAACTGGCCTGACACCGCCACCAAGTCCACACAAACCCCGGAAAAATCTTCCGGGGTTTTTTTGTATTCTTGTCGAATAGGCTTGACTCCACAGTCAAAATAGTCGATACTTCTTACATGCGAGTCACAACGATAAGCAACAACAAACCACGAAAGGCAAGACGATGATGACCATTGAAAAAATCAAAGCATTTACACGACAGCAGCCGACCGCGACACTTGTCGGGACACTGACAAAAATTGAAGAGTCTGCAGAAATAAAGCAACTACGCGACGGGTCATGGCATAAAGTGTTCAGCCGAGAACAGCGGATTTCGCGAGCGGTTTTGATGGATGTCATTCAGGAGCGGGAGGGCGAAGAATTCGTAGAATTCCTCTACGCAAAATTCGCAATCTGACATCGCCACCAATCCCACACAAACCCCGGCTACAACCGGGGTTTTTTCGTGCGCGGTTTTGCTGATCTGGAAACCCCGCCTGCATTCCTGCCGGTTGTCGGCAACAATCCCGACATGGCACGATCACCATCACAGCGGCTGCAACTGTTCGAAGAACTTCGCGACCGGGTCGAATCCGGTCTGCTGAGTGGTGCGCCTGTCGTCACCTATACAGTCGACGGGCAGACGGTCAGCAAGGAGCCGACATCGGTCTGGCTCGCTGAACTCGACAGCCGGATCGCGGATCTGCGTCGGCAATCCTCCGGCGGTCTGGGGGCGTCTCGCAACGCTGTACGGTTCCGGCAATGAGCAGCGAAACCGAAACCCCAATCGCAAGCCGAATCAGGGCGGCAGCGACGCCGACTCGATTTGATTCGATCCTCGCCCGGATCAGCCCGCGACTCAGTTCGTCGCGGATTCGCTCGCGGGTCGATCACGAATTGAGAATGGCACTGGCGGAGCGTGCGGCGGCTCGATTCTCCGCACACGAGGCGGCAGATCATGGCCGACTGCGAGGCGACCGGTGGCTCGCAAGCAAGTTAAGCAGCAACGACGCGATCTCGACCGAGCTTGAAACGATGATCGACCGGGCTCTCGACCTGTACCGGAACGACTGCTTTGCCGCCTCCGCAATCAATGGGCGCGTCGATAACGTTATCGGGGCCGGTATTCGCCCGCAGTCGCGAATCCAAGCGAAACGCGGAGTGATCACGCCCGGACAGGCGGAGACCCTGAACGCCGAACTGGAGCGGCTCTGGTCGATTTGGGCGAGGCATCAAAAATTCTACGACAAGCAGCGGCAGCTTGAGCGATGCAACGGGATTTTCGGCGAATCCTGGCTGCACATGGCCGACGACGATGACCGGACGAAGCCGGTCACATTGGCGATTCAGGTGATTCATCCGCAGCGGATCCCGCTGCACAGTCTCAGGCCCGGCAGCAACACGAAGAACCGACGGCTCGGGCTCCGGCTCGACGGGAACGGAAACCCGATCGCGGCATTTGTGACAAAACAACTGCCCGGCGATTCGCATTCGTACAATCTGACCGAAACCGAAGTCAGTCTCGACGATTTGCTGCACTGCTACGAACAGACGATTCCGGGGCAGTTGCGCGGCATTCCGTGGCTGTCTCCCGCGATGGGCAAGCTGAAAGATTTGAAAGATTTCGTGCACGCCAATCTCGTCGCTGAGCAAGTCGCGGCCTGTCACTCGGCATTTGTGACGGGCGTGACTGATCCCGTTTTGCTGGCCGAATCTGCACGGACAGCCAGCGGCAGTTTGCCGCGATCCGATTTGGAGGATTTGGCACCGGGCACCATCAACTACCTGAGCGAGGGAGAAGGTATCACATTCAGCGATCCCGCCCGCCCTGGCTCAACTCTCGGCCCGTACGTCGAGTGGGCACTGCACGGCGTGGCGGCGTCCCTGCGGTATCCCTACGAACTACTCGCAAAACAATTCACGAACAATTTCAGCGGCGGCAGGCTCGCCCTGATTGACGGGCGAGTCACGTTCCGGATTTGGCAAACCTGCCCGATCGAGTCTCAGTATCGACCGCTCTGGGGCCGGTTTGTCGATCAATGCGTTTATCAGGGTGCAGTATCGGTCGACCTGATCACCTACGAGCAGCACCGCGATCATTTCCTGCAGCATCAGTGGATTCCGCCCGGCTGGCCGTGGGTCGATCCGGAAAAGGAGGTCCGGGCAGACGTCCAGGCGATCGAAGCAGGGCTAACGACTCAAACAGAATCGCTTGCGAGTCGCGGTCGTGATTTCACCGAGACGCTTCAGCAGATCGAGCGGGAACTGCGAGAAAAGGCCGACATGGAAAAGCGGCTGCAGGGATATCGTGAATCGATCGGGCTCGGGCCTGCATCAGTCAAGCCAGAACCGCAAATGGCACCAGTCGCCAGCCAGCCTGAAGAACCAGCAACACCGCAGGAGCAGTGAAAAATGAAAACAATCAACACGGCTCCTGATGCCGGAATGTTTCGCACTGATCGCACGGCAGAACTGCCGACGCGAGTCGACCGGGCAGCCCGCGTGATTTTCGGCGCGAACATGATGCAACTGGGCGACATCAACGACGACCGCCCGTTCACGGTCGACGCGAAAACATTGCAGCAGGTGCAGGATCTTGGCCAGCGGTCGCGAAACGGACTCAAGGCTCGATTTACCCATCCCAACATGAGCAGCGACGGAATGGGCTCCCATCTCGGGCGATGGAAAAATATTCGCATCGACGGCGACAAGATCCGCGGCGACCTGCATATCGCAGACGCGGCATTTCGCAGCCCGCAGGGCGATCTCGCATCGTATGTCATGGATCTGGCGGAATCCGATCCGGAGTCGTTTGGAGTCTCACTCGCGACAAGCCTTGACCAAGGCGACCTGCAAACGTGGGAGGATCTTGACAGCGACGACAAGCCGGAGCGGTGGCCGATGCGATTCAGCGGGATCAGGGCGGGCGACATCGTCGACGAGCCGGCGGCGACTCGCGGCGGACTGTTCAGCCTTGAGCCGGATTTGCGAAACCTGCCTGCACAGGCGACGGCTCTGCTCTCAACCTACTTTGGCGACGCGCCGGAATCAGCGGTCAGGGCTCGCGTCATGGGATTTCTGGACCGCTATTTTTCAAATCAGGAGTCTCAGAAAATGAGCACTGAAACTGCATCGCCGCCAGTTGACGAGGTCGACGAGATCGTCGAGCCGGTGGCAGAGGAAACGGCAGAAGAGACAGCAGAAGAAACCGCAGTCGAGCCGACAGCGGAACTGCCTGCCGAAGCCGATCAGGAGCCCGCAGAGGCGGCACCTGCAACGGCAGATCTGTCAGTCGATCCAATCGTCGCGGAGCGGGATCGCATCAAGCAGATTCGCGTTCTGTGCGATCTGGCAAAGGCTGGCGACAAGTTTTCTGAATTTGTCGACGCGAATTTCAGTGTGTCCGACACCCAGGCCGCACTTCGCGATCTGACAGGACGAAAAAATTCCGCGCTCGAATCTGCTCCGGAACCGGAGTCAGATCCTGACGCAAAATATCGGGCTGAGTATGCGGCAAACCGCGATCAGTTTTCCGTGACCGAAGAACAGTACATTCGCAGCCGACGAATCGACGACGGCCTGCAATCTCTGACAGGAAAGGGTTGATTCGATGGCTGTAACAGCAAACCAAATTCTGGAGCGTCGCGGGGCGTCTCCAACTCTCGTCGCAGGCACTGCCGCAGCGGTCGCCCTGTATCAGGGCACGATGGCATTTTACGACGCTTCGACTGGCTACGTCACAGACGACGACAACGGCGGGGCGAACGCATTTGCCGGGATCGTTTATCAGGAGTGCGACAACTCCGCCGGCAGCGCTGGCGATCTCAACGTCGAACTGATTACCGACGGCGTGGTCCTGTTGACCGGCTCCGGATTCAATCAGGCAACCGTCGGCGATGCGATCTACGCGAGCGACAACTACACCGCGACCGCAAGTTCGTCCAGCACTTCGCTGGTGGGTCGCGCGACCGAATACGTTTCAGCAACTCAAGTTTGGGTCGCGATTCAGACTGACGTCTGATCGGCACGCTGACAATTCCGAAAATACTCTCAGGAGAAAAAATCATGGCTCTGGATATCGCGTCCGCACAGATCAAACTGCGGGACATCACAGCAAAGTTTGACGTCGGGGTTGACTCTGCTCAACCGTTCTACCCGGAAGTCTGCTACGACGCATCGAGCGTTCGCAGCAGCGAAAAATACGGATGGATCGGCAACATGCCGGGCATGCGTGAATGGGTCGGCGACCGTCAGTTCAGCGAACTTCGCTCGGCGAATTTCGTGATTGACAACAAGCACTTTGAAAGCAGCTTGGCAATCAAGAAAACCGACATCGCCGACGACAATCTCGGGCAGTATGGTCCGATCATGGAGCAACTCGGAATCGAGGCTGCACACCACCCCGACGAACTCTGGTTCGATGCCTTGGAACTCGGCGAATCGACTGCCTGCTTTGACGGTCAGTTCTTTTTCGACACCGATCATTCCTGGGGCAAATCCGGGAGTCAGTCGAACGACCTGACAAGCACAGTGTCCGACACTTCGGCTGTCACGGTTGCGGAACTCAAGACTGCGATCCGGTCTGCTGTGCAGCAGATGCTCGGATTCAAAAACGATCAGGGCAAACTGTACCACCGCCCGACCGTTTCACGGCTGAACGATCTGACGCTGCTGGTGCCGTTGGCACTTCGCGACGTCGCCTATGACGCGCTTGAGTCGCAGTTGCTGAGCAACTCGACAAACGTGATTGTCGATCGTCCGACCATTGTCT